GCTCTGGCCGGTGACGTTCGCGAATGTTGCGGTGCCGCTAACCACCGTGCCGTTGTTCGTCGTCGGCCAGGTCGGCTCGGTGCCGGCGCTGGTGCCGGCGACGGTGACGCGCATTACCCACTGCGCCTTTACGGTGGACGTGATCCGCCGCACGAAGTCGCCGACAGAATACGCGGTGCTGACCGCGAACACCGGGACGGCAGCGTGCGCCGCGCTGCTTGTGTACCAGTCGCTCAAGTTTCAAACCCAACGAGCGAGGCGGCGAAGTCGGCGAAGGTCGCATCCGGCGATGCCGGCGCCACGAGCGAGATCGAGTCGCCTTGTGCGAAGGTGATCGCGGTACCGCCGCTAGATGCGAAGGTGCCGACCATCGCGCCGCCGGCTATCGTGATGGTGCCCACCGACGAGAAGCTCCCGGGCGCGGCGCTCGTCGCCTTCTGCACATCGATCGCAGTGCTCGCCGTCGCGTTGACCGTGCCGCGCGCCATGCTGGTGTGCCCGAGATAGCTGCCGAAATTGGCCGGTATCGTGATGCCCTTGGAAAGCCGCTGGAGCAGCAGAAGTTGCGAGGCGGTAGGCACACCGGGCACGAAGCATGAGACGATGTAGCGGGGCCGCTGCGCCGTCCATGCACCGCTGACATAGACTAGCTGGTCATCGGCCACGCCGGAAGGCAGCGCGGCGCCGTTCGCGGCTGCGGTAATGCGACCCTTGCTGTCTACGGTGAAATTCGCGGCGGTATAGCTGCCCGCCAAGACGGCCGTGTTCGCCAGCGTTGCCACTTGGCTGCCGCTGCCAGGCCCGGCTGTCACGTCGCCGGTGAGCTGCGTGATGTTGGTGGGGCCGGCGGGCCCCTGCGGTCCCTGCGGTCCAGTGCCACCCACGTCGGCCAGGCTGGCGTAATATGTTAGCTCAGTCGGGGCTCCACCGCGAACTACGGCGATCCGGTCGGTCGGCTGCGCCGGCAACGGCAGCGCGGTGACCGCCGGGTCCTGCGTCAGGAAGAAGGCGAAGGTTTCGCTGGGGCCAGCCATTTACCTGTTCACCAGCACCGCGCCGCCGCTCGACCCCAATGAGGTGAAACCATCATTGGATACCAGGAGCGTCGGCGGCATCCCGGGCCCCGGCGTAAGGCAGGTCAGGAGATTCGAGCCAAGATCGACGCCCGCGTTCGACAGTAGGCAGTCGGTCGCCGTCACGGCCGGGATTTGCGGCACCTGCAGCAGGTAGCCGAGCACCTGATAGCGCATGTAGAAATTGCCCAGCGTGATGGTCTTCGAGGAGAGGCCGCGGATGTTGACCCGGCCCTGCTTGAAGACCAGCGGGATCGTCCACGGGATCTGCCGCTGCCGGATCGTGCCGGGGTCGGGGCCGGTCAGGGTCCATCCGAAGATCGCGGTGCCCCATAGCGCCGGCGGCACGTTGAGGCCGCGCAGGGTCACACCGTCGAGCGGGCCGCGGATCTCGTCGAGGAAGTCGATCTGGGTCTGCTCGTCCGGCTGCAGCGCCACCATGATCGCCGATTCGATGATCGTGTTCTCCGCCATCTCGCCCGAATCGGGCAGCAGCGAGGTCTCCCACTCGTATTCCAGAAGCCGGCCATTCTCGACAAAGGAGCAGTTGCGTGGGTGCTGCTCGTCGGGCGCTTCTTGAAAGATGCCGAGGCGGGCCTGCGGCGTGATCAGAAAATCCGAGCGCCACTGGCGGCACAGCGAGGCCGCGCCGGTGTGCGGTCCGGTCCACATCTTCCGGGTAATGTCGAACCAGTAGGACGACCACGAGCCGTCGATCCGCGGTGTGTCGATCCGCAAGGTCCGGCCATTGACGGCGGCGCAGATGCGCGAGACCGGCGCCGGCTCGTCGTGCGGCGGGTTGGAGACTTCCAAGAACGGTTTGACGACGCCGTCGCCGTCCTGGCCGATGGGGTCGGAGACCCGCGCCTGTAGATCAATGAGGCGCAGCCCTTCCGGCGACATAAAGAAAAGGCCGAGCGGCGAGGGGGCGAGGCTGTTGGGGGCGAGGGTGCCGGTCAGCACCGGCAGCAGGTTCATCTGCAGATTGTTGCTCGCCGGATCGCCGGTGATCTGCTGCATCCCCTTGCCTTCCTGGAAGGCGATGACGGCCTGGACGATGCCGCCCACGAGCGCGTTCTGGAGCATGATCGGGGCGACCGCGGTCACCGGCATGCCGTTAGCCGGCAAGAGGGCCTGCGTGTCCTCGGTTCTGACGCAGGGCAGGAGGCTGTCGGAGAACGGCACGCCACTATCGCCGTCGGCGAACCAGGCGCGACCGCTCATCTGCACGACCCCGAGGGGCACCTCCGGCAGATTGTTCGGCTGGGTGTCGCCGGCGCCCCACAGCGGAGCCTCGGGAGTGCCGCCCGCGACCGTCAGCTCGACGCCCATGTTGGTGCCGGTGAGCGGCGGCGCGACCTCGATCTGGGTGCCGCTGAAAAACAGCGTCGTCGTGCCGGTGAGCAGCGCCGCGTTGGACAGCGTGATCAGGTTGCCGCCGGCCGACAGCAGCGTCGTCCCCGGCGGAATGCCGACCCCGGCTACATCCATGCCATCCGATAACCCGCTGGCGCTGACGGTGGCGAAGGCATTGTTGTCGCCTGCGGTGATGCTGGCGACGATCTCAGCCGTCACCGCCACGGTGGAGACGATGACCGTGCCGGTGGCGACCCCGGGGCCGCTGAGCACCAGGCCCGGCTGCATCCCGAACGTGTTCGGGTTGCCGGTAATCATCGTATTGGAAAAGAAGGTAAAAGCCGCGCCGTTGGCCGTCGCGGTGGCCGCATTGCTGATCTCGACCTCCTTCCCGATGGCCGAGAAAGGAGCGCCCGCATCGGTGACTGTGGCGCCCTGGTCAAGGGTGATCTGCGTGGCGGAATCGACCGTCAGGATTTGCGTCCCGGGCGGGATGCCGACACCCTGAACGATCATCCCGACATACATGTCGGCGGTATCGGGAATGTTAATAACGATCGCCGAGGCGGCGGTGAGATCCCCGGAGCTGGCGACCGCGACATCCTCGACGCCGACAATCGTGGTGCCGGCCGGGATGCCGGCGCCGGTGACGGTGAACCCGATATGTGCCTCGGATGGCGGCGTGCCGGGCGGCACCCCGTAGATGAACGGATCGCCGGCAACGGTATCGCCGATTACCGCGAACTGCTCGATCGTGTTGCCGGTGATTGTCGCCTCGAAACCGCTGATGTCGAACCAGCCGAACTTGATGTCATCGCCGGGAAATCCGGTGTGCGTCACCAGGATGCGTGTGGCGACCTGCGCCAGAATCGGCGGCACCCACTTGCCGGTAGAGGGCGGGCTCACCGGGGTATTGGCGGCGGTGACGCCGCTGACCGGGATCGCCACCGGCGGATCGACCGAGAGATCATAGGCAAAAGGCTGGTCGTGGCCGGCATGAAGACTGGAAGCAACCATGCCGTAGAGGGTGTCGCCGATCACGGTGAAGCCGCTGACAAACCCGGCGTCGGGAATGGTCTCCGACAGGACGATCAGATCAGTGGCGGCGGGGCGGCAGAGAAAGTTTCCGCGCGTCGTCGGATCGGGCACCAGGTTCGTCAGTGCCCGCATCGCGCCGCGCGCGACGTTGGTCCCGTCTACCGCGTCGCTAAGACCCCTGGCTTGAAAATTAACCGCGGCCGGATTGCGGAGAGAGGTGGCCACATCACCACCCCATTTCTAGCTGCGGTGCCGGCTCCGCTACCGGCTCTGGCCGATCCGCCTCTTGTTGCTCGGCAAGAGTTGCGTTAGCTCCCTCACGGAGCATGTAATCCAGCACCGCTTTTAGTTCTTCAATGGTGCCATTACCCTTGAGGTGGTTGGCTCGATTTGAGATTACGCGAACGTTCCCCTTTACATACCCAAGTTGCGGCTTGATCCGATCGACTGACGGAGACCCCATATTCCGCCAGCCGCGCTGGCCCTTACCCCACGCAAGCCTTATTCCCAGAACCGGACAAAACTCCGGTATCTGGACGTCGGAAACGTCGATTTCGCAAACGATTCCCTTTTGCTTAGCCCGCACCTTAACGCGGCTCAGGAGATAGGCAGAAGGATCGGTCCATCGGGCTACCGGATGCGAAGCGTGATGAAGCGGATGACCCTCAACTTGAGCCATCTTCGCTGCCGACCTACGATTCATTTCATTATAGTGATCCCGCCGACGCGAACGGGTAGCTTGATTGATCTCGTTAACCTTCCCGGGATTACGCTTCTTCCATGCCCGCATATACGCTGCATGGCGCGCTTTCTGAGCTTCCGTCACGATACCACCCCTGCTATCACTTGAGCGAAGGATGGTAATATAGCACACGCGGCAACGGCCCACCCAGCCACCTTTGTATTCCTTGCGCGCCGATAACCCCCTCCCCTTGCGGAAGCGAAATTTCTTGCGTCTAGCTGGATCGCCTGGCTGCGATTCTGTTTATCGCCGTCCTTTTGCAGATACTTGCGTATCCGCGTGTCGGCCAGCGTGTGAAATGACAAGGCCCGTTGATCGTCGCTGATCTCGCACAGCCGGGACGCCAACTCGGTGATGAGATAGCCCTCATCGGGGAACCACGGCACCGACAGGTGATTGACGATGGGCGGCATCTGCCGCTGATAGCGCACCGTGACCGGGTAAGTGCCGAGCGGCGGCGGGTAGACGTATGCGACCGGCGGGACGCCGAAGAACACGCTGGCGGCACTGATCGCGCCGGTTGTGTTCTGCGACAGGGTGACGAGGCCAGTCGCCGGGTCGATCGCAACAACGGTCGTGCCGGGCACGATCCCCTCGCCGGCCACCGCTATGCCCACCTTGAGGCCGGCGATGCTGGCGCAATTGGCAATCGTCGGAGACGATCCGGTGAGGTCGCCGGTGGTCGAGAGGATGATGCGCTGCGTCAGCGGGCCGCCCATGTCGGTGGCCCACAATTCCGGGGTCGATTGCGAGGGGAATTGCGGGTAGCCGTCGAACTCGGCGATGTCGATCGGGGTCATGTAGATCGGCTGCCCCGAGGGAAAGGCCGGGGTCGGGTAGAGATACCACGCCGAGCCCGAGGCTCCGGTGGCGCCGCTCGACCCCGAGGTGCGTAGATAGTCCAGCGGCAGGGTGTAGGGGCCGCTGCCGAACAGCGTCGCCAGCTCCGGCTGGAAGTTGAAATTGTAGACGCCGCGGGCCAGCGCGAAATCGTGGTGCTGGCAGATGTCGCTAAGGATCGCGTTCAGATTGCGCAGCCCGAAGGTCGGGCTGTAGCCCGGCACCTTGGCGCGGTAGACCGCCTCCTCGACAAGCTCGAAGGCGGTCAGCATCGGCTATTCGGCTGCGACGATCGAAAGACGCTGCGGCTCCGGCTCGGCCGCCTCCTCTGCCGGAGGCTCACGGCCAGCGATGATCGCCTCCAGACGCGGGATTTCCAGTTCGTCGAAGCGGATCGTGTCGATGATGCCCTGGAGCGCGTTCTGCGCCTGGCTCACCGCGTTGACATCGACGCCGAGCGGCTGCGCCCGGTCCGGGTTGCGGCGAGCGGCGGCCATCTGCTGGATGTGCGCCTCCTGCTTGGTGATCGCCTCGTGCACCGCCCTCTCGGCCTTCGCCAACTTCTCACGGTTCTGCTTCAGCCGCAGCCGCGCAAACGGCAGGTCGTGGATGGCTTTCTGCCGCGCTGCGGCGCCGCTCAGCCGGTCCATCAGCTCGTTCAGGTCTGCCAGCGAGGCGGTGCGATCCTCCGCCACCTCGTAGGCGATCATCTGCCCCTCGGCGATCTGAAAGTGATAGGCGATCTTCATACCGGGGACGGCGATCATCTGGCTCATGACCGGATCGGACATCAGATGCGCACCATGTTGGTTGCCTCGTGCTGCTGGCGGCGCAGGCCGTGCAGCCGGCCCTTCCCCTCGAAATCCAGCTCGTTCTGCTGCAGGCAATAGAGGATGTGGCGGATGTCCAGCGCCCGGCCCAACGGCATCGTCGCCTGCTGCCCGTGCTGGTACAGCGCGCCGTCAATCGAGATGCCCTGCGCCACCACGCCGCCAGTGTCGGACACAAAGGGCAGGCTCGGCGTCACCTTGACCCGCTTTGCCATATGCTCGCGCACCCGCTTGCGTTCGGCCTCCTCGGGGGTCAAAAGCCCGGCCGCCTCCCGCGCCGTCTCCTTGGCCCGGTCGCGCGCCTGCTGCCGAAGCTGCTTGCGCCGCTCCTCCTTGGCCTCCCGCCCGGCGTCCTCGAACGCCTGACGCAACTCGTCCATGCCGATCAGTTCGCGCGTCTCCGGGGGCAGCATCGAGAGGTAGATGTCAAACGGCGTCTGCGGCCCCGGCTCGACGACCGGCTCAGGCTCAGGTGCCAGCCCCTGATCCTGGGTCAGCGCCATCTCCTCGACGGCTTCCTCAATTTCCGGCTGATCGCTCACGGTCAGGCCCTCCTGTTGCACGGGCGTGGCCCAGCGCCGCCTGCGCGCCTCGACCTCGGCCTCCGCTGCCTCGCGGCGCTTGCGTGCGTTGTATTCGCGCATGTATGCGCGCTTGGCCGCGCGCTCCTCCGGGGTCGACTCCTTCCGTACCCGCCCCGCCGGCTCGGCCGGGTCAGATGGCATCTGATCATCTGACATCAGGCGAAGGCCCAGTTAGGCCCGGCAACCGCTCGAGCAGTCACCAGGACGACGCCCCCGGTAGACGGGTCAATCGCGATCACGTCACCCGGATAGAGCTGCAACTGACCCCGGTTCGGCACCGAGAGGATCCCCTCGTTGGACAGACCGCCGATCCCCGAGATGTGCGCGACCGGCGTGCCCACCGTCTGGTCGTCCTTGATCAGTTGGTTCAGCGCCGCCACGTCGGCGATGCTGGCCGGCCAGGTGAGGGCGGTCAGCGTGGTCGCCGCCGTCGTACCCGCAGTACCTAACGCCATCGGCGAGCCTCCTCAGCCGGCCCCGCTAAAAAACCCATTGATCTTAGCGAGTTCGGTGGCGTTGATGATCGGCGTGCCGGTCGAGCCGGCAAAGGTCGCAGAAGCCGCGTCCAGCGCCGTCTTGATATTCGCCAGCGTGATCGCCCCCGCAGTGCCGGGCACCGGCTCGGAGTCCTGATAGTATTTTGTCTGCGCGAACGAGGTAGCGCCCGGCAGAAGGCTCTGCCCGTAGGACGGGTCGTCGGCGTTGAGACCGCCCATGCCCGAGGGACCGGCACCACCCGGCACCGCCTCGACCCGTATCCGTACGCTTACCCGCAATCCCATTGCTGGCATAAGTCTCTCCTTTCCCCGCTACGCTGCCCTTGCTACAGTTTTTACACCGTAGACAGGGGAGAAATTATGGACAAGGTGTGCCGAGACTGCGGCGAGACCAAGCCAATTGCTGAGTTTTTCAAGAGCCCGCGCAACGCCGGCGGATACTCTCCACAGTGCAAACCCTGCTACATGGTCCGGCAGGCCGGGTACCGGAAAAAGCCGCCGCGCGAGGAAACCCCGCCGGGCACCAAACGCTGCTGGATGTGCAAGAC